GCTAAGAAGAGAGGTAAATAGTCATGCCACAAGGTAAAGGAACATATGGCACTAAAGTAGGTCGTCCACCTGCAAAACCTAAGAAAAACCTAGCAGGTAAAAAGAAAGCACCACCTAAAGCAGCAATGAAAATACGTAGTAACTACTAATGTGGGCTATCGTGTTAGCCACAATGTTAGCCAGTGGTCAGCCTCAAGTTCCTTTGATGGTGTCCAGCTATAGCACCTTTGATGATTGTAGATTAGAATTATTACGTGTAGGTGCAATAGGTGGTTACGAACTTGTGGTTAGCCCGATGGTAGGATATTCAGTAGTCAAGGTAGAAGCTAATAAAACTACTACAGCTTTTTGTGTTAAAAATATGCAGAGTATATAATGAACTCAAGTCCTTTAGAAATATATCCTGTACACGTGTCTCCTTCCCTAGCTCCTTTAGGGCAGGGGCTTTTAATTGAACCATCAGTAAACAGAGTAAATGCAGAGTACCTTGTAGTACAACCATCTAGGGAGCCTTACGGAGTCCCACAAGAATACACAAAGAGGGTTTGGACATGTTAGCAGAAATCGCCATAGCCAACGCTATCTGGAAGACGCTCTCCACCGCCTTGAAGAACGGCAAGCAATTATACGAAGTAGGTGGTCAAGTGAATGACTACCTATCAGCAACTCAGAAAGTAAAAGAGAAAGCTGGGGATGCAAACAGTCGTGGTACAGCCCTAGAAGCCTACCAATTTTCCGAGCAACAAAGAGTTCAGCGTTCTCAGCTTGAGTTCCACCTAAAGAAGAGTAGACTTGGTGGGTGGAGCGACTTTGTAAAATTTGAGGCTGAGTGGCATAGGAAGCGAAAGGAAGAAGAACAAAGTAAAATAAATGCTCGTATTAGAAGAAATAACAAACTACAAAACGATGTTGCGTTAGCTATTAATATAGGAATCTGTATGATAATAGCACTAGGATTACTATTTGGAATAGCTGTCTACATGAAAGGATATTATTAGTGAGTGATTTGACAAAAGCAGAGAAGAATGAAATAGCTGAATTAGCAGCAGACAAAGCTTATGAAAGGTTCTACCTAGCCGTAGGTAAATCAGTAACTAAAAAGATTATGTGGATTGCAAGTGCAGTGTTGTTTGCTTGTTGGCTTTACTTTAAAGAAGGAACATTCTAATGGGTATATTAAGTAGTCTCTTTGGAGGCGGTAGTGCTGTTGCACAGCCTATAGAAGCCATTGGTAACATCATAGATAGTGTGTTTACATCAGATGAAGAAAGGGCACAAGGCGAACTACTTAAGCAGAAGTTAGCTATGCGTCCCTCTATGATGCAAGCAGAGATTATGAAAGTACAGGCTAATCACAGGTCTACTTTTGTGGCTGGAGCTAGACCCTTTCTCATGTGGGTATGTGGCTTAGGTTTCTTGTTTGCATTTGTTATTAACCCTATCCTACAATGGATTGCACCAGAGCTAGGTAGCCCTGATCTACCCTTAGATGCAATGCTCGAACTTACGTTAGCAATGCTTGGCCTAGCAGGGCTTAGAACAGTAGAAAAACTAAATGGTAAAGCCACATGAAAACACATAAAGAAATGGTAAACAACGTACTTGTGAGGCTACGGGAACGTGAGGTTGACAGTGTTAACGAGAATAGCTACTCAAAGCTAATTAGCTTATTTATTAATGACGCTAAAGAGTTTGTTGAGTCAGCGTGGAATTGGTCTGTACTTAGGCAGACATTAACAGTAGTTACCCAAGATGGTGTATTCAACTATGTTCTTACAGACTCAGGTAACAATGTATCTATAATTGACGTAGTGAATCTTACAGGTAATTCATTTTTAAAATATAAAGACCCACACTGGTTTAACAACGTATTTCTTAACTCTGAACCAGCTAAAGGTAATCCTGATTACTATGTATTCAATGGTGTGAGTGTAGCTGGTGATACACAGGTAGACTTGTATCCTATTCCTAGTGGAGTATTTACAATCTATTTTAACGTCATTATGAGGTCACAGGAACTTGTAAATAATGCAGATACAATACGTGTACCTACTTTACCAGTACAAGCTTTAGCTTACGCTATGGCCCTAGAGGAACGTGGTGAAGATGGAGGAATGTCAGCAGTATCAGCTAAGGCTCTAGCAGCCAACTACTTATCTGACGCTATTGCACTAGATGCCAACAAGCACCCTGAGGAACTGATCTGGGAGGCTTGCTAAAGATGGCTAAACAACTAATGTCTTCCTCTATTTCAGCACCAGCGTTCTACGGGTTAAACACTCAAGAGTCTGGTGTTACGTTACAGGAAGGTTTTGCACTACAAGCAGACAACTGCGTTATAGATAAGTATGGACGACTAGGCTCACGTAAGGGCTGGCAGACTTTAAGTACAGGCAAGGATGGTTCAGCCAATGGAAACAATGGTGTAAACCTTACGGGCGTATCTAACTTTAAGGATGTTGTAGGCGCTGATACACTTTTGTCATTTAGTGTCAACAAGTTTTACAAAGGACTTACTAACTTAGTAACTCTAACACCCTCAACTGGTGACACTATAGCTGCTGGTAACTGGCAGACTGCTACATTGAACAATCATCATTATTTCTTCCAACGTGGTTACTTACCACTTGTGTATACTAATGATGGAGGTGCAGACACTTTTCAATCAATAGTAACACACTCAGGTAGGGCAGGTACTCCTCCAAGTGCCCATACAGTCTTGGCAGCTTATGGTCGTTTATGGGCTGCTGACACAGCAACTAATAAGAATACAGTTTCTTTTACTGATGTTCTTGATGGTACTGCATGGTCAGGAGGTACTTCTGGTAACATTAATATATCTTCTGTACTTACACAGGGCATGGATGAGATTGTTGCCTTAGGTGCCCATAACGGATTCTTAGTTATCTTTTGTAAAAACAACATTATTATTTATGGTGATGGAAACAACTTCCAAGCAGGTATGACTACTTCTAGTTTAACCTTAGTGGAGGTAATCGAAGGTGTTGGTTGTATTGCTAGAGACAGTGTACAGAACACTGGTGAAGACATATTGTTCTTAAGTAACACTGGTATACGTTCATTAAGTCGTACCATACAAGAGAAATCTCAGCCTATGAGAGACATCTCTAAGAATGTACGTGATGATGTAATACAGGCTATTAACGCTGAGAACATTAATTTAATTAAGTCAACATACTCACCTACTAATGCTTTCTACCTCATAACTTTCCCTACGTCACAACAGACTTTTGTGTTTGACACTAGGACGCCTTTAGAGGATGGGTCATTCAGAGCAACTATCTGGCCCTCTGTATCGCCTAAAGGATTCCTGTCTATAGACTCTACTTTGTATTTTGCAGAGGCTAACGGAATAGCAGAGTACAAAGGTTATCAGGATGATGGTTCTAAATATGAAATGGCTTACTACAGCAGATTCTTTGATCTAGGTATGGCTAATGTTTCTAAAATAGTAAAGAAGTTATCAGCCACTACAGTAGGTGCTACAGGCCAAACCTTTGCATTAAAGATTGGTTATGATTATAGCCCAGTATATTTTAGTTATACATTTACTTTAGATACAGGAACAGTATTTGAATATGGTATAACCGAGTATGGCATAGGTAAGTATTCTGGGTCAGTTCTAATAGACGAACAAAAAGCATCAACACAAGGCGCAGGTGACATTATACAGATAGGCTTTACTACTGATATAAATGGCGCACCTATGTCATTACAGAAAATTTCATTATATGCCAAACAAGGTAAGGTACTTTAAATATGTCTAATTATACTAAAGCAACTAACTTTGCATCAAAGGACGCCTTACCTACAGGTAACGCACTCAAGACTGTAAGTGGTACTGAGATTGATGACGAGTTTACAAGCATTGCTACAGCCGTAGCTACTAAATCTAATTTAAGTGCGCCTACGTTCACAGGTATTCCAGCAGCACCTACACCTGCTACAGCAACAAACAGCACACAGATAGCTACCACAGCGTTCACACAGGCTGCTATAGTGGCTGGTGTGGCTACTAAGGCACCAATAGATGCCCCTACGTTCACAGGCGTCCCTGCGGCTCCTACGGCCTCCTCAGGCACTAATACTACACAGTTGGCTACTACAGCCTTTGTACAGGCCGCTACGCCCACAGCAGCTACTATAAATGCCGCAGCATATCCTGTAGGCTCTGTGTACACCTCAGTAGTTGCTACTAACCCAAACAGCTTGTTAGGCTTAGGTACTTGGGAAGCCTTTAGTGCTGGTCGTGTAATGTTAGGTAACGGAGGTGGCTATAGTGCTGGTGCTACTGGTGGTGCAACAACTGATTCTCATGCTCTAACTATCAACGAAATACCTAGTCACGTTCACGGTTACACAGGTACGGCTGGTGATGGTGACCCTGATGGTGGTGGTGATAGAGGTGGTCAGATGTATCCTAGGGCATCTGAATTAGACTATGAAGGTGGTGGAGCAGCCCACTCACATGACATTGTACAGCCGTATATTGTCGTATACTTTTGGAAGAGGACAGCATAATGCCTAGTATAGATGACGGATATGGTAATGCAAGAACTACATCAAACCGACAGGCCTCTCAAAACCAAAACCAAAACCAAGGGCAAGGGGATGGTAGAGCAGCCAATAGAGCTAGAGTAGCAGCAGCAGCACAGCAAGAAGCAGCTAGGGCAGCTTTAGGTCAAAAACAAGAGGCCGCTAGGCAACAAGTAGAAGCACAGCGTCAACAACGAGTAGCTCAGGAACGTTCCCAAGCTAACCTAGCCATAAGTCGTGCTCAGGAAATGCAACAGTATTCTAATAACGTACCTGTAGATGACCGCAGCACTTATGGTGGTCAACAGACAGATATGTCAAGAGCCGATGCAGCTATCATGGGTCAAGACTTTAGACCTCAAATGCCTACTGGTTTAGGAGGTATGTTGCAAATGTATTCTTCTCCTTTTGCTCCTTTTGTACAGTCTTTTGCAGATCAGACTCGCTACGGCATGAGTCCAGCTAGTCAGTCAATCTTTGATGGTTTAGACCCTACTCAACGTAACAACATTGGTTCTATGCAAGATCAGGTTAACTATGCACGTAACCAAGTGATGCAAGATCAAGCAGCACCTAATAGTTACACTGGCCCTCAGAAGCCTAGTAACTTTAGTGACCAACAATGGAATAGTATGACACAAGGACAGAAGCAGTTTATGAGTCCTGAGGGTGCTTTTGGAGGTCAGGCTGGTGGTGTGACCCCTAGAGGTGGGCCGCAAGAGATAGCTCCTGTCGGTGGGCCAGTACTACCAGACATCGGCATGGGTACGGGAAGAGACTACCTGCCAACAAAAGGAACATTCAAGCCTATTACCTTTAGATCAGGTACAGGTAACCCAGACCCTTACGCTGGCTTAAGTGACATGGCGCAGAAAGGTCAAGGAATGTTTAACGTAGCGGGTCAGGATGCACTACAGCCTGCTGACCAATTTAATTATAACTTTGACCCACAACAGGCAGGTCGAGACTTATTTACTGAGCGTTCCTCATTACTTGAGCCAGCCTTTGCACAACAACGTGCTAAGAACTTAGAACAGATGCAAGGCTTAGGTCGCATAGGTCTACAGTTATCTGGTGAGGGCTTAGGTGCTGGTGAAAACTCAGGCATGATGAATCCTGATATGTTTGGTATGAACGCTGCACAATCTCAAGCATTAGCGGGTCTATCAGCACAATCTACCCAAGATGCCTTTGGTCAAGAAGTTCAACGTGCGGGTCTTGACTTAAATCAATTTAACACTAATCAAATGACTGACCAACAGCGTTATGCTAACCTTATGGGTACTGGTCAAAGTATGTTGACAGGTAGTATGATAGAACCTCAAATGAGAGCAGAATTACTTACACAAGGTCGTCAGCAACAAGCCTTAGATCAGAATTATGAATTAGGTAGGTATAATGCTGATACCGCACGTATCACAGGACAAGCTCAAGCTAACGACTATAATTATCAGCCAGACCCTTGGCTCTCAGGTCTTACTAGCTTAGGTTCTTCATTCTTAGGAACGTCAGGCGGTAGTGGTTGGTTATCAGGTTTATTTGGAAAGGCGAGGACATAACATGGCACAGCAAGGTTTATTTACAGAACTACCCTCAGTTGATGATTTATTAGCGCAACGTAACAAAAGTGCTACTGACTTACAACAAACATTAATGAATAATGCTGCTCAAAAAGCACGTGACCCTGCTAAAGCTAAAGCTGTAAGTTTCTTAGGTTCTGCCTTAGGTCGTGCCTTAGGTGACTCTATGGGTGGTGAAGATGAGCAGATGTCTAAACGTAAGGCTGCTATAGAACAACAGACTGAAATGCAGGGTAAGTTTGGTCAATCTTTTACACAAGGCACTCCTGAGAATCAACTTAAATTAGCTAATGAATTAATTCAAATGGGCTATGTTGAGAAAGGAACAGAATTGTTTGAAGTAGGTCAAGCTGGCTTAACAA